GCTTTCACAATTTTTCCCTCGCTATTTGACACCATGTGGTAAGAGCCATTGTAAAAGTATTTCCGTCTTTTGGGAATAGATGCGGGGCAACGTGCGTTGCATCCATCATGGCCTTCCATGCTTGCGGGCCACGGCCATGTTTGTAGACAAGGACGGGGAGCTTGGCCACATGGTTTGCTTGGCGCAAGGCTTGTTCCCACCAATCATTGACAAGGCCATTCGTGACGGTGGCATGGTCTTTGACTTCAATAGCCCACGGGAAATCGTCTCCGGTTTCATCTACCAGATCGTGCCCACCATTTTGCGTCTGGCTAAGATTGCGCTTTAGCCGGATTCCAAGATGTTCGTGGATAATGGATGCTACTTGCCTTTCGCCTCTTTGCCCTTTCAGCCGTTGTGAGTTTGACATTATTTGTGCCACAACTTAAACAAAAAATCAAAAAGCTTGTATCCTACAAAAAACGCTGCGACAAGCACAGGAGAAAGAATGAATGTTACTATCATATTCTGTTCCATTGTAAATTTATTAGAGTATAATATTTCAAGCAGTACAAGATAATAAAAAATGTACCCGATTAGCACTACTGCTACTTTGTTCCATTTGATTTTCACAATCAATTCTCCTCGCAAAGTTCTGGATACCAAGCGCATACCTTGAAAGGCATTCCCGCTTCTTTACACAACTGCTTGGCCCTGTGTGCCGGAACGGGGCGGTGTCCGTTCTTCCACTGCGACACAAGCTGCTTAGATACGCCGATCTTTCGGCCTGTGGCGCTAACGCCGCCTAGTTTTGTGATGCACTCTTCGACTGGATTCATAGCTAATATTTTACTCCTGTAAGATAGTGAAGTCAACGCTTCGATTGACAGGCAACCGGCATTGATATAGAGTATATCATACGCTTTACGGCATGGGAAAGCGTGGGGAGTGGATGCGATGGCATCCTATTGACAACCGATGACTAGACGAGTAGAATAGGTTCTACAAACATCACATAGGGGCTGAAAAATGGACAAAATAGACCAACTCGCTCAGGCTTGGCGAGAAGCGAAGTACCGTGAAGAGCAGGCCAATGCGGAACGGCTTGAGGTGGAGGCGCAAATCGTTGAGCTTATGGGCCTGCGCGAAGGCGACGAAGGCACGTTGTCTGACAAGACGGAGTTCTTCAAAGTGACTGCAACCGGAAAGCTGAATCGCACTCTGGACAAGGAGAATCTTGAAGCTGCATTATCCGCTTTGCCGGAGTTCTATAGGAAGCGCGTTATCAAGTGGGAACCGAAGTTGGACATTCGTGAGTTTCGGAAGCTGGGAGAAGAAGAGCCTGATGCTTACAAGAGTTTTGCACCAATAGTTGTTACGAAGCCCGCGAAAGCGGCGGTTAAGGTAGAAGTTCTATAGGGAGATCGTGATGGGATTTTTAGATAAGGTAGAAAAACCGAAGGATGGTCCGGTAGCTATTACCATCTTGGCTGATGCTGGCCTTGGGAAAACCACACTGGCAAGCACTTTCCCGAACCCGATCTTCATTCGGGCAGAGAACGGCTTGTCTGCCATTCCTGAAGAGCACCGCCCATTTGCCATGGACGTTTTGCAGTCCACAGATGACTTGTGGGCACAGTTGGGAGAACTGATTACGGAGGATCATCCGTTTAAGACGTTGGTGATTGATTCTGTTACCAAGTTGGAAACCATGTTTGGGCAGAGTGTGCTTGCATCCGATAGCAACAAGCCGAAGTCATTGAATCAGGCAATGGGTGGCTATGGTGCAGGATACGCGGCTGTCGCCAAGATGCACCAAGACGTGCGTGCGGCTGCCGAAGAATTGATCCGCAACAAAGGAATGCACATCGTTTTCATCGCTCATGCCGACCTTGAAACGGTTGACCTGCCGGACTTTGATCCTTATAGTCGGTATTCCTTGCGGCTCAATAAACGCTCTGCATCGCCATACGTTGATGATGTGGACGTGGTGGCTTTTATTCGCCAGAAAGTGTTTGTTCATGGCGATGGCGACCTGAAAAAAGCAACCAGTTCCGGTGCTCGTGAACTGGTGTGTTATGCGACTGCCAGCAACATCTCAAAGAATCGTTTCGGGATTACGGAGGCTTTGCCTTTTGAACCCGGCGAGAACCCGCTGTACAACTTCATTCCGTCTTTACGGAAATAACTGAACGAGGAAACAAAATGGGAAATCTTGGAAATTATGAGTTTGATGCTAATCAGGTAGACCCGACAAGCAGTTTCGACGTGATTCCAGCGGGCATATATATGGCCGTCGCTACGGAGTCTGAGATCAAAGCCACAAAGAGTGGGTCGGGAGAAATCCTGAATATCACCTTTGAAGTGGTTGACGGAGAGTTCAAAGGTCGTAAGGTATGGGCACGAATCAACGTGCGTAATACCAATCCGAAGGCGCAGGAAATTGGACAGAAACAGCTTTCCGGCCTGTGCCATGCCACTGGCGTTCTTCAGCCGCAGGACTCTGCCGAGTTCCACGGCAAGCCGGTTAAGATCAAGGTGAAGATCAGTAAGCAGGAGGGATACGGCGAGTCAAACGAAATCGTTGCGTTTGAGGGTGCCACGGCCAGCAAGCCTGCCCAGCAAACGACTACCGCGCCCCGCGCTCCTTGGCAGAAGTAAAACCTTATCCCCGCTTTCGGGCGGGGAATCTTTGCGAGAACCATAATGGCGAAACTTCCTGCACCTGTAAGCATTACGCGGCAACTCATTTTTCAGCATTACGAAAATAGAAACGAACTAGGTCCAAGACAGCATTTAGGGGCTTCTGAAATCGGAAAGAAATGCGATAAAGAATTATGGCTCTCTTTCCGATGGGCACAGTTCCCATCTTTTGAAGGACGTATGTACCGATTGTTTGAAACAGGACAACGGGAAGAAGAACGGTTTGTGTCCGACCTTCGCAACATAGGCATTGAAGTGTCAGAAGGCCCACGACCCGGAGAGCAATGGTCGTTCTCCGCTTGTGGTGGCCACTTCGGCGGGAGCATGGATGGTTGCGGGATAAACATTCCAGAAGCCCCAAAAACATGGCATGTTCTGGAGTTCAAAACGCACAATGCCAAGTCTTTTGCCGACCTATGCGCGAAAGGCGTTAAAGAATCAAAGTATCAACATTGGATTCAAATGCAAGTCTATATGCACCTTTCTGGCATGGAACGTGCTTTGTACATGGCAAAGAACAAAGACAATGATGACATATATATCGAGCGCATTCGATATGACAAGGAAGCTGCCAAGGCGGCCATGGAGCGTGCCGATAAAATTATATCTAGCCTGACTCCGCCAGACGGGATAAGTAACAATCCGGGTTGGTATGAATGCAAGATGTGCCGGTTTCATGGTATATGTCATGGTAATGCAGTAGCATTGCCGAATTGTCGGACTTGTTCGTATGTGGAAGCAAAGCCGGACGGAACATGGCATTGCGCTTGGCACGAAAAAACTCTTGATCTGAATGACCAAAAGAACGGGTGCGACCACCATTTATATTTGCCTATGTTGCTAGCAAACATAGCCGAATTGGTTCAGGCAGACGGACATTCTAACGTGGTCACATATCGTGGCAAGAACGGAGAGATATTCAGAAACGGCGGAGACGGTTACACAAGCAAACAACTATGGGAGTTATCGACAAGTGAATAAACAAGAATACAAAGAAAATCTTGAAGGATTGAAAACAGACGTTGCATATTGGGAGCGTAATACTCCATCTTGTAAAAATTGCGACGATTGGCGTCCGGGAAAACAAAACAGTGGAAGGTGCTCAAAATGGGACGCCGTACCTCCGCAAGACGTAATTGAAACGGGATGTGATGAATGGAATTTTGACGAAGTGCCATTTTAATTAAAAAAACAATGGGGGAACACAATGGAATTGCGACCATACCAGTCCGCAATATTGCAGGCTATTTGGGAATGGTTTTCTACGCATCAGGAAGGGAACCCTATCGTCGGGGCCTGCGTCGGATCGGGCAAGTCGGTCATGATTGCAGCGTTCGGGCGACGCGCCATGGAATATCCAGAAACGCGCATTTTGATGCTAGTCAAGTCAAAGGAGCTTTGCCAGCAGAACGCAGAGCGTCTTAAACAGCTATGGCCACAAGCGCCCGTAGGCGTCTATTCTGCATCTCTGAAGCGCAAGGAGCTAGGATACCCCATAACCTATGCCACCATAGGCTCAGTGGCAAATAAAGCCCACCTGCTAGGGCGTATTCATATCGTCATGGCTGATGAGTGCCATGATATTTCAGGCAAAGACGAGGGGATGTACAGAAAACTTATCAGCGACCTGAAACGGTACAATCCAGACATGCGGGTAATTGGGTGGACTGGGACGCCATATCGCGGCGATGGGGTATGGCTGACAGATAGCGAAGAACCATTGTTTACGCATATCGCCGCGTCCGTGGGCATTGCAGAGCTTTTGGAAGATGGCTATTTGTCTCCGTTGGTTTCGGCATCCACCGTTGCCAGAATTGATTCTTCTGGCGTCAAAATGCGCGGTGGCGACTTTATTGTCAATGAACTGGCGGAGCGTTCCGACCAGTCGGATTTAGTGCAAGCGTGTGCTCGTGAAATTGTAGAGTTGGCATCAGACAGGAAAAAGTGGCTCGTGTATTGCGTGACTATAAAACACGCCGAGCATGTGGCAGAAGCATTGGCAGAACTGGGTGTTGCGGTTGGTGTTGTAAGCGCTGATACGCCGCAACAAGAACGGGATCGACTTATTAGCGATTTTCGTCTTGGGAAAATACGATGCTTATGCAACGTGGCTGTTTTATCGGTGGGCTTCGATGTTCCAGAAGTGGATTTTCTAGCATTGCTACGGTCTACGCGTTCGCCACTTCTGTATGTGCAGATCATGGGCCGTGGAATGCGGATTGCTTCCGGTAAGGAGAACTGCCTGGTAGCAGACTTCACCGATACGGTGGCGATCATGGGGCCAGTGGATGCGATTCGTGGCAGACCGCGACCGAAAAAGAAAAAGGACAGCGAAGCGCCGCACAAGGTATGTGGAGAATGCGGGAACCAGCAACCAGCGGGGGTCTCCGTATGCGGTGAGTGCGGCCATGAGTTCCCGGAAGCGAATCGCATTAAGCACGGCACAACGGTGTCTAGTGCGCCTTTGCTGTCTTCTCAGGTCGAACCGGTCATCAATGAGTACGACATTACGCGAGTGAACTACAGCATTCACCGAAAATCCGGTTCTCAGGAAAGTTTGCGAGTGGATTACTATTCTGGATTGGTGCGCGTTGTTTCAAGGTACTTATGCTTTGGGCACACAGGATACGCAAGGAACAAGGCGCTCCAGTGGTGGACACGGAACTACATAGGGCCACCGAGTAACGCACAGTTGGAAGATGACCCGGTACAGAATATATGGTTAATGGCATACAACAATCCAGAGATGTTCCGACAACCGAAGAAGCTGATCGTAAACGAAACCGGAAAGTATCCCGAGATTGTTCGTGATGAGTATTGACACATCAGCTCAACAAGAGTATGATATTATCAACAATACGGGATGATAAAGGAGACAGAAAGTGAACATCGTAAGCTACAAGGGATTCGACAAGGATTTGAAGTGCCGTGGATACCAGTTTGAGATTGGCGGAACCTACGAGCATGATGGAGAGGTAAAGGCGTGCAATTCCGGTTTTCATGCGTGCGAATATCCACTAGACGTTTTTAGTTATTACGCGCCTGCGGATAGCCGGTTCGCGGTGGTTGAGCAGTCTGGGTCAATAGATAAACATGGCGCAGATTCAAAAGTGGCCAGCTCACGCCTTACGATAAAGACCGAGATCGGGATTCCAGAATTGGTAAAGGCGGCTATCGAATATACCATTAGTCGGTGCAATCCTATTGATCCAAAATCCCCTGCAAGTGCTACCGGAATCCAAGGCGCTGCAAGTGCTACAGGGAGCTATGGCGCTGCAAGCGCTACCGGAGACCATAGCGCTGCAAGTGCTACCGGAGACCGAGGCGCTGCAAGCGCTACCGGATACCATAGCGCTGCAAGTGCTACTGGAGACTATGGCGCTGCGGGTGCTACCGGATACCAAGGCGCTGCAAGTGCTACAGGGAGCTATGGCACTGCAAGCGCTACCGGAGACCATAGCGCTGCAAGTGCTACCGGAGACTATAGCGCTGCAAGTGCTACCGGAATCCAAGGCGCTGCAAGTGCTACTGGAGACTATGGCGCTGCGGGTGCTACCGGGTACCGAGGCGCTGCACGTGCTACCGGAATCCAAGGCGCTGCAAGTGCTACCGGAGACCGAGGCGCTGCAAGCGCTACCGGAGACCATAGCGCTGCAAGTGCTACTGGAGACTATGGCGCTGCGGGTGCTACCGGATACCAAGGCGCTGCAAGTGCTACAGGGAGCTATGGCACTGCAAGCGCTACCGGAG